GTAAGCATTGGCGTATTTATAAACACCAGCGGACGCCAAACCTCCATTGACCGTTTGCGCTTGTAATACGCCACCATCAGTTACTAGTGCGTTGATGTTTCCGCCAGAGCCAGCGCCAGTTCCGATAAAAATACGCTCGTTTGTGGTGTTATCACTGACTGTGTACAGCGAAAAAGTTGCCGTTGCCGGTGCGTTGTTTAGCGATATATCAGCAACAAACGTCCCCTCGCTCTGGTTATACCAAGGTGCGAAGTTCGGTGCGACGATGCTGGTCTGGTCAGGGGTGCGTGTCACTTGGCTTGCGACCGTGGGGATGTAGCTGGTGGCGAATGCACCGGCTTCGAGTTGTGCGCCGTAGAGGAAGATGCCTGAAGTGCCGTTTCCGGTTGTGGCCGTGCTGTCAAAGACAACCAGCACCGGACGTATGCTAGTTTCGGTTCCTGATGTAAACGTCAAGCAGTAACGGATGAACCCGTTTGGCGCGTTCTGATAAGAAACAGACGCCGCGCTAAATGTTCCGCCCACAGTAGGCCCATCAGATACAGTTTGCGTGCCCAGATTAAACGTGGCGCGGGCAAAGTTAGCCCCACTAGCTGTATCCCTCACCAACAGACGCAACCTATTGAATTCACCAGCCTTAGCAAAAATGCTGCAGGTGTACGTTATTGCTGACGCCGATTTGCTTACATCTTGCTGAAGCGCATTGTTGGCTAATGTAGTCGCGTTATCAGGGACAATCTTGGTTGCGGTATTTTGCCCACTTGGGGACGTGTAGTTTTTATCTAAAGAAAACCCAAAGTCTGCCCATGTTGTCGAGAATGTTTCCGACTGCAACAGCAAATTCACCCGCTGCTCTTCGATCAGGATGCCCTTGGGCGCAAGCGTGACGGGGTCGTAGTCAAAGCGTGGCGGGAACCTGCCGCCGTTGTTGCGCGTGTAGGTGGTGGCTGTGCTGCCGACCTCTAGCTGTGCGCCCCAAACGTAGATGCCGGATGTGCCGTCGCCTGTGTAGGCAACATAGCTATTTGCGTTCTGCACCGTAATTCCGGCGCTGGCAGACGCACTGGTGTAGGTGTATGTCATGGAACAGCGATACCAGCCGTTTCCGACAGACGTTATCGTTGAAGTAGTGCCGCCAGAAGTTACGCCAGCCGCGCCCGTCGATAAGTTAAAGACCGCATACCTGTCGCCGTTCGTGGCGTCGTAAGTGCGGATAGCTGCAAAGCTCCGAGTATTGGCTTTTAAATAGCAGCTAATAGTTGTCGCCCCCGAAAGGGTGAAGGACTGAACTGCCGCATGGAACGCATTGGAAGTGTTCTCAATAAGGGTGTCTGCCGTGCTTGTCTCGTCAGGTGCAACCGTGCTGTTCGCCGTTACCGTCGTGTTGCTCTTCGTCCAAGCCGCGTTATCAAACTGCTGCGTCTGCAACAGCAAGTTCACGCTGGCTGGTGTCGTCTGGATCAGGCCATTGCTGCCGACGAACGTGCCTGACGTTGTGCGGGTGAAGTCGAGAAGCTGGTCGAAGGTATAGGTTGTCATGCGTTATACACTCCGTTGATAAAGTCGAGGCTGAGTGTCGTAACCAGCGGCGGTGCGGTGAGCGTCTGCAACGTGGCGTTAGGTAGCCGCGTGTTGTAGTACGCGATTTGGCGGATGTGGCCGTTGAGCACATTTCCGCTCGATCGTTGACCAATGTTTAATGATGTTGCAGTTGAATAGCCTGCGGCTACTGATCCTGTGTTTACTGCGCCGCCATTAGAAACTATTGCGCGTTCCGAGGTGGTATATGCGCTGGCAGAGCTAGATATACTGCCCGTCACATCGCCGACAGCGCCAAGCGCCAATGTTCCGTCAAAAGTAGTTGCTACATCCGCACCAGAAGCAATGTAGAGTATTCGTTTGGATGTAGAATTATCTAACCCAATAACAAAGCCCGTATCTGCCATTAATCCCGACTGAAGCGTCTGGAAGCCCGCAACAAACGTGCCCTGCGTAGCATTATACCAGCTAGAGAAGTTCGTGCCTGTCATGGTCGCAACGTCTGCGCTGCGGGTTACTGTTGAGGCAACTGTGGGGATGTAGCTGGTGGCAAATGCTCCGGCTTCGAGTTGTGCGCCCCAAAGGAATATGCCTGAACCAGCAGTGCCCGCGTAAGATGTTACGTTATTGCCAGTAGATGTTGAAAACACGATAGGGCCGGATGCGGGTAGCGTTGCCGTTACCGAACAACGATACCAACCATTACCAGCGTCAGTTATAGCTGTTGTAAAGCCACCGGGGACACTTCCAACTGTACCGTTGGATAAGTTGAAGAAGGTGTTGCTGCTGTTTACGGTAACGATAATCCACGAACGCTCCGCAGCTTTGGCGTAGATTGACGCAGTGTGTGTTGCCGCGCTTCCAGCACTTTGAAACAGGTAGTGCCCGGCAGTTGTCGCGGTTTCAGCCAGCTTATCTGCTGTTGATGTTCCGTCGGGCGCAGTTGTTGCGTTGGCCGTAACCGTAGCGTCACTTTTTGACCATGTTGCGGTATCAAACGTCTGCGACTGCAACAGCAAATTCGTCCGCGCTTCTTCGATCAGCAAGCCCTTTGCCGCAAGCGTTACAGGGTCGTAATCAAAGCGCGGGCCGTAATATGCCGCTGTGGTTGTGGCTACGTAGGTGGACGGGGTGGTCTGGTAGGTTACTGGTTCGAGTTGTGCGCCCCAGATGAACGTGGTGGCGTTTACGTCACCGAGATAAGAAGGGAGAGCCGCAGAACTGCCAGACGTAATTGTGGAAATGAAGAACTGCCCAGAGCCAGTGGCGATAGCCGTTCCAGTAATTGAGCAGCGATACCAACCGTTACCCGCATCGCTAATTGACGCAGTAACACCGGCTCCGGTAACCGTCACAGTTCCGCTGGCGATATTGAAATTTGCATAGGCGTTCGAGCCAAATGCAACCGCATTGTAGATTAACTGAATAAAATCTCGAGATGCGCTGCCACTGCCCTTTTTAAGGTAAACGCTCCCCGTATATGTTGTGCCGGATGTTACGGTGGGTGATTGCCTCGTAAAATGAGTGGTTGTGGTGGCGGTTTCAGCAAGAGTATCAGCTGTTGTCGTGCCGTCAGGAGCCGTTGTCGTATTGGCCGTGACGGTTGCGTCACTTTTCAACCAACTCGCATTATCAAACTCCTCACTCCGCACCAGCAAATTAGCAGGAGCGTAAGTGATCTTGCCCGTGCTATCCACCAGCGTGGCATTGCTGCCGCGTGAGAACGTGACGCGGCTGTCAAGAAACGGCTGCAAGAAGTTCAAAGACATGGCAGGGTATGCCGCCCGCCGCGACGACAGGTATGTCGAGGCTAACAGCCCAATAGCTAGACCGTTACGGACAGGGGTGCCAAAACTCATCTGATGTTGATCGGCTTTGCGTACAGCGTACCACCAGCGGTGATTTGAATTGCGCTGACGCGCCAAGTACCGCCAGTGCCATCAGGTACAAAAATTGGTACAGGTGTGCCGGCAGGAAGCGGCGTGTCAGCCGTTGTAGCTGTCGCGTTATTACCAACGCGGATGTATGCGTCTGAGGTACACCAGACCAACACACCTTGTGGGCCTGCGTTCCAGCCACTTACAGAACCAGCGGTACCGGAATATGTGACGCTTTGCGTAGCAAAACCAGCGTCATTAAGAGGGCGTAAAAGTTCCATGCGTCGCGTCCTTATGCGAGAAATTTCAGTTTATACAGCGTGCTGTAATACAGGCCAAAAATCTCGTCGATAATGTTTTGGATTGAGGTGCAATCCTTATCGACGACTTTATACCGCATTTCCATCAGTTCGTCTACTTGACCTTCAAGAAACTCGACAATGTTGTTGGTTTTCTTAGCCGACATGAGCGAAATAGGACCGATGAGGCCGTATTTGCCTTGATAGGCTTCCGCGTATTTGTCCGCCAAATCAATGATTTCGCTGTAAAACTTCCGCAACGCTTTGTGCTTTGCGTAGCTGCGTGTGTTCAGGTGCGTCGAGTGTGCCACGTCACGCGCAAGAAACAATGTACCTACAAAATCAGCGCAACTCATTACATCATTCCTTCAGGGGCTTGTTCTTGCATTGGCATTTCCATCGGCATCTCAGGCTGTTCGCCCATCTCTGGGGCTTGCTGCATCTGTTCGTCCATCTGCGGTACTTCGCGCATTTCAGGTGAACCGCCGATCAAGTCGCCTGTATCCAGCGCGCCTGCAATCGTACCCATGACAATATCCTGAATTTGCTCAGGTGTCATGCTGTTTTGTACAGCGGAGATACGCTTGGTTTCGGCTTCGTAAGCCTGCACTACAGCCTTGTACTTGTCGATGGAGATTTTCTGCTGTTCCGCGCTATCTTGGATGTTTTCCATGATGTCAGAGACGCGGTTGAGTTCTTGCGACAATGCTTCGATCTGTTGCTTGGCAGCCATGATTTCAGGCGATTGGTCGCCCTCTTCCAAGACTTTCGGATCAAGAATTTTCTTAAACCGTTTCGCCATTTCCTGCGCTCCGGGCCAATCCATGTTCTTGATGAACAGATCGCCGGCCACAGTCCAAAGCTGCGGGTTGGATTGCAGAATCATCGACATGGCGTCGAGCGCCTCTTGACGCTTAGTCATGTAGCCGGGGCCAGTTGTGACCATAACGTCGTATGTGCCGATTGACGGGTTGTAGATTTTTTCGATCAGTCCGCCATTTTGGTCACGAATTTCCTTGACAGGCTCTTGCTGCATTGGGTCCATTTTGACCATGCTGACTTCGCCATCAACGCCGATGATGCGTGCAATACGCTGCGTGTCGTAAATCTTAGGGATAATATCGACAAGCTGGCGGGTGATGTGACGGATCGCACGGGCAAGGTTATCTACATAGTGGTACGTGCCGACATCGCCCTGCTTTTCGCGTGCGGTGATGGCTTTTGCAGACCGTTCGTTGCCCTGTGCGCCCAAAGAGGCGTCATACTGGCCGGTGGTGGACTTGATGTCCTCACCAGCGCCCATTTTAGCCTGTATCAGCCCTGTTTGCGGCAGCGGGGGTGCTGCACGCTGCGGAAGCGGTAATACGTTCCCAGCGCCGTCTGTGACGTCTGGGTTGACTTCCAGATACGGCCAGTTGGTCGTGTTGGCAGTCTTCCACTGGTTCTCGTAGCCCTCGAACTGACCGCCATAGGCGATAAAGGGTGCTTTTGGCGCCAGCGCCAGCATTTCTGCTTCTTGGCTGGTCCAGTAGTTGTACATACGCTGTGCGTCTTTGGCGTTACGCACCAGACCGGACACGTAAATCTGTCCTTGCACTTCAAACTCGTTACCTACGACGCGCACGACAGGTATCCAACTGCCCGGCCATTCGCGCTCGTCCAGCACGTCATAGCCATTGGTCTTCATCCACATGACTTTTTTGCGGTCTACTTCGCGGCTGCGGATCGGCTTGCCGTACATGGCGCGCAGTTGCTTATCCATATCGGTGTTTTTGAACGCAGAGACGTTGTCTTGGTACAGGTTCAGCGTTTCGCGCTTGCGCTTGTAATAGAAATACTCCGCGACGCGGATAGTGTCTTCGTCAAGCCATGCCGACATGCTTTCATCGCCAACGGCGGTGGACAGGATTGACGAGATGGGCGTCGCGTCAGGAAACTCGCGCTCATACTCGTCTTTCGTCATGTCCTGCGTGACAAAGCACCATTCAGCGTCAGCGCCGCATGGGTCTTGGATCGTAGGGTCCATGTAGACGCTAAACGAGTTGCGGACGCGCATAATACGCACGTCTTGGTCAAAAGTCTCTTCGTTGCAGTATTCCGTGATAAGACGGATGTAGCCTTCGCCGTAGGTGACTTGGTTATCGCAGGCTGTGTCGTAAGCGACATCAGCGTCGGACATATATTCAATGTGCCGCACGACGCCGTCGAAGATCGCTGCCACTTCAATGTCAGCGTTATCATCGACAGGTATTACTTTGCCAGCAGGGCGGTTCTGACGCTGTTCGTTCGTCACCTGACGGACGTGCTGCGGCAATTTGTTAATTGTCAAGCAGGGGCGTGCGTTAATTGTCTGGCCTTGCACCGCACCGCGGGTCGCCAACACGTCAGCAGGCCACTGCCACTGGTTGTCAGGGCTGCCGGCCATGAACCGAAGGTCGTCCAGTTCGTCTTCACGGCTGTCCGAATAGGCTGCCATCGACATCTGTAGCCGATGGCGCATGGTTGCCATTGTATCAGGGTCGCCACGCGTGTTCGCTGGGTCGCTACCGCGGTCGGCTACGTCGCCTACTTTGTTAATACCTGTCGGATCAGCCATTGTGGTTACTTTTTACCTTTTTTAGCGGCTTCACGCTTCACGCTATACGCGATTGCGACCGACTGTTTGACAGGTTTTCCAGCAGCAATTTCTGCTTTAATGTTCTTGCGGAACGCGGCTTTGCTGGGCGACTTGACCAAAGGCATGATTACTTCTTCTTTTTCGCCATTGGCGTAGGCTTCATACGCACGGTATTGCTGATAACTTGCGGTTTTGGTGGCATTTTGACTGCTGCGCGACCGCCGCCGGGGTTCGTTGTGCCTTCTTTTGGCATGGGCGACTTCAGGCGCTCACGGAGCATCTCTGCGTTGCGTTCAGCCTTTACAGTACCAGACTTGTACAGTGCTTTGGTGTATTTATTAGCTGGCATTTACTTACCCTTCTTAGCTGGTTTGGCTGTTTTGGCGCTTTCTTTGAAAGCCTTGGCTGTGGGGGCGCCTTTAGCGCCGGGTTTACGCATTTTTTCGCCTGATCCAGCGGCGATCCGCTCTTTCTTGGCGTGAATGTTGGCATATAGACCCTTTTTCATGGGCATTTCCACCTTTTCAAACTAGCTTTGGCGCGTTCGCCGTCTTTTGCCTTGGCTGCAACAGCCCCCATGCGGGCGCAGAACGACGCTTTGCGTCCTGCGTCAGCCTTTGTCTTCGGATTCGGCGCTGGAGCCTTCAATTTGCTGCCTGTTGCAGCGTTATATTTCGCTCTACCAGCGGCAGTCAGGCCCGCGCCCTTTGACACAGGCAATTTCTCGCCTCTGCCAACGGACAATGACACTGATTTTTTCTTGTCTGCCACTAGCTGCCCATCCAAGATGTAGAATATCCAGCGGGAGAATACCCGCTTGAGGAGCGTCTGTCAACGCGTCCTTGTCGTGGGTCTTTAGAAGCTACAGGAAAGGCAAATGTTACCGCTATGGCGTCCGCTGCGTCAGGTGACGCCAGCCCGCGTGACTTCATGTCTTTCTTGCTTTCGAGGAACAGCGTTCCTTTACTATCCGGCTTGGTGCGCGGGCTGATGAGGTCGGTCTTCAGGAACCGATCTGACGGGATGTGCGCTGTCTTGAGCCAGTCACGCATGGCGCCCCACATCTCTGCGCGCTTGTTGCCCCACATGATCTGGTTCTTAGCCTTATTGCCGAAGTTCACGCCGCGTATCTTGTACCGTTGTTCCTTCAGCCGGTCCACGACGCCTGCACCTAGACCGCCTTCGTCGATGCAGACCAGCGCAGGCTTGAACTGCTCTATGGCGTCGATGACGTAGCCTGCCACTTCCATTGTGTCTGCGCCGCGGTGCCTGCGTAACTCTAGGATGTCACGGCCCTGCCGTATGGCGATGACGGTAGCGTCCGCCCCAAAGCGTGCAGGGTCTACACCTATGACGATGGGCGCGCTGTCATCCTTGATGGGTGGCCGTTTCATGGCATCATCGACCAGATTGCTGCCGATGAACTGATCGTCACCTTCACTGGGGAAGTTACCGTAGACTTCGACACTGGCTTGGTAGCTGTCTGGCCCGTACTCGTCGATGATGCGCTGGTACAGGTTTTTGTCTGTACCCTCGACATCGCGGGCGTCGATTGTGCGTGTTGTCCAGAACGCCCGCTTGCTGTGGAACGTCTCGTAGAAATAGCCAGTGTTCCGCCGCGGGTTGGAGAAGGCCAGATGAAAGCGGTGCGGCGTGTTCTCTGTGAAGAAACCGTCGCTCACCGACCAAATCGAGTCTGGGATACCGCTGGCTTCGTCGAAGATCAGCATCACACCGTCGAAGTTGTGAACTCCTGCGTATGCGTCAGGGTTCTCTTCCGACCACAGCCGGCCCTCGACTGACCAGTAGCGCGTGCCTTTCTTGAGGTCACGCTCGACCAGTTCGGTCAGCCACTTGGCTGGCATGATGCGTGTAGCTGCTATCTCGAACCAGTGACTGTTCAACGACATCGCCAGCCACTTGGTAATTTCTGCCCATGTTACGCTTCTAAGCTGCGCTTCGGAGTTAGCGGACACGATGGTAGTTGACCCTATGCGTGAGGATAGCATCCATATCGTTAGCCAACTGACCAGTGCCGACTTGCCGATACCGCGCCCTGACGCAATCGCCAGCCGCGCTGTGTCGAAGTCAACCTTGCCGTTGTTCGCCTTGATGTGGTCGCGCAGGTCTGAGAGTATCTGGCGTTGCCATTTACGCGGGCCGGGGAAATGTTCCAGCGGTGTGCCTTGCTGGCCCCACGGAAATGTATACAGCACAAATGCTAGGGGGTCATCCTTCAGGCTGGGCGACCACAGCCGCGCCATCAACTCCATCTCGTCTTGCGCTGAATATATCGGTGCTTGCATGACTGCGGTTATCCTCTAGCTGGGGCAGTTCAGTGTACAGCCCCTCGATGACGCGCGACTGTGCTTTTTCCAGCGCGCCTGTAATGCTTATCTGTTGGTCGATGTTTACGTCGATCTGCTGCTTGGCTACCCAGCCATGCTGATGCTTGAGTATCTCCAGCGCAGCCTTGCTGTCGCCATCGCGCGCCGCTTCGTACATGGTCTTAGCCGCGGTGTACTCGCCGTCGCTGCGACCTTTGATCTCAGCCATCTCCACCAGCGGGTCTGCGTCGGCCAGCACGCGGAACTGCCGCGGGGTTAGACCGGCGGCCATCGCCAGACTGTCACCCTTCAGGCCGTAGCGGGCAGCTTCATAGATTGCCTCTAGCCGCGCCTCGGTGGCTTGCGTCCGCTCTGGTGTGAATGGCAGTGAGTAGAAAGTCATTGGGCGTACAATAATCTACTGCGCGCAGATACGCAACAGGCTTTGATGCGGTGAGATTTTAAAAAAAATAAAAATTGTTTGCGTACCGTGCCCGTGACAGTCACGCGGCGCTCGGCCCTCTACCCCCCCACCCCCCTGCTCGACGCGTTCTGGCTTTGTTCTATAGCGCAGATTCTGGGTTGGCCTTTCCCTTTACGTCAACGTCAACGTAGCGAAAAACACATTCGGCTAGCCGGTGTGTTAGTGTGTTAACACACTATGGAGCGTCAAGTTGTCATCGGTTTGCAAGTCTGCGTTGAACCGTGCTGCGTCTGCGTTAAGCGCGGGTGATTAGGCGGCCCTCTAACTGTATTACTACAGTAACACGGGACGTCATTTTTTCTGAAAACGCAAGTTGCGCCAGAATATGTGTATACTAACCATATAGGTTATAAATTTTATATCTTCACCTTCTTATCTATTTTATGACAATATGACTTCCTTTTGAGTAAGACACGCAGAATTCCGCCATTATTCGGGACGTCATTTGCCCCGCTTTTCATGACGTTTTTATTGACGTCCATTGACTGTCTTTTCTCTTAACTTATCCACAGATTTATTTTCATACGGTCCGGTTGTCATTTTCGGACGTCAAAATGACGTCCCGATGACGTCCCGATTTTTGGCCTTATTTTAGGGTTAAAATCTTTTTTTAGCGCAACACATTTTGTTGTTGACAGCATTAGTTTGAGGGCACATAAGAGGGCATCAACAGTGAGGAATGTATCATGCAATATTATGATGGTTACCAAATTAACACTCAATGCGGCGGCGTCGAATTACGCAAGTCGGGTTGCAGCGAGTCAATGTTTTTCCAAGCTGGCGATGATGCCAGCGCCTTTATGGACAACTGGCATTCTTACGCCGCCGTTTATGGCGCTGACCGCGCTTGTGCCGAATTGTGGGCATTATATTCTGACGCATTTGCATTTGAAGGGGCAACGGCATGACTGACCGCGAAAATTACATCTATCAGACCGCGCTTGCGGGCGACCTTGACTACACCGAAGTCTGCACAGGCGGCGATGCCGAATGGGCGACCAATGGCTATCGTGAACGCGCTGACAATGAGGCGCTGTCTTTTGATGAACGCAAGTTTGCGTTTGATTTTATCCGCAACCTATCAGCCGATTTTTAAGGAGTGAGTGAGATGACAAATATTCCCGAATTATGCGACCGCTGTAATAGCTGGATAATCACCGACAACGGCCAGCCTGTCATTGAGACTTGGAGCCGCGATTATGTGGAGACAATCGCCAGCCGCGAGATGCCAGGCGTTGTTATCTATACGTCGCTGCAATGGTTGCAGCACTTCAACACTATCGTGGGGGCAGAAGCATGACACACGCACGACAATGCACTGCTTGCGGCGCTGGCATGAACGAGGGCTACGTCATCAACGGCGGATGCGAGCACTATTGTTCTGATGCCTGTCTGCCCATGACAGAGGCCGAATTTGACGAGCTTTACGCCGATGGCGAGGGTGACAGCTATTGGACTGAATGGGAAGAGGACGAGGACGAATGACAGCCCACATTGCAATCATCACATTCTTTTGGGGCGTCCTTGCCCTATCAATCCACGCAATCATTAAAACAGTGAGGGAAGCATAACCATGACACACGACCGCAACTACCTTCGGATGCTATCTGACAGCGAATTGATACGCCTTGCTGTCGATAGCTACAACGAAACGTCAATCGTGCTGGCAGAGCGCCTGAGCGCCTTGCTGGACGCCGACGAACAACTAGAGGAATTGCAGATACTATACGACCGCCTAGTGGCCGAGAATAACGCCCTACGGGACGATATGGCCGAATGATTGCGGTTATCGCTGGAGCCGCTCTATTCCTATTAACTTTACTACTGGAGGATTAACTATGACACCTGAATATATTACAATTGCAGTGCTGTTAGCCGCACAAGCCGCAACGCTGGCTATCCTATGGGACGTAAACCGCTCTTACAATTGGTTCCGCGATGCATGGGTGCGCGACACAAAGGAATTGCTATTCTGGAAGCAGAATGCCGTGCTGCGCGACCCTAAGTCGGGCAAATATGTTAAGAAGGACAAGCGCACATGATAGACTACGCCGTCCGCAAGCGCATCCTGCACTTGTGTAACTACATCACCGACAAGACAGCGGTAATGCACCATGTGAACCGCGAGTTTAATATGAGGCTGACCGTCAAAGACATTGACTGGACGCTATCACGCAAGGGCCGCGAACGCCCACGGCGTAACGACCTAGAGGCCATGCTACCATCGCCTTTAATCGTCACGCACAAGCGCAAAGGATATGATGACCTAGCTTTGGCGCTGTTCAAATACCATGCAGCGCGGACGTTCGGCCCTGAACAAGTCTATTGGCTGGACAGGATGAACGACAAGCGCGCCAAGCCAGCAACAACCATAGAATTGTGAGATAAAGACCATGATAAAGCCACAGCAAGCCGCCCCAATGGGCCGCAAACATCGCGTATCATCCGACAGCGCATGGCCGCTGCGCGGGCTGGACGGTAAGACATTTGCCGAACGCCGCGCGATGCGCGAAAAGGAGCAAAGCAAATGAGCCGCCCAGCTTGCGGCCAGATAATCGGTCACGGTGAGCGGTGCAGCAGCGGCTGGCTGTGTAGCGACTGCGAAGAAAAATCGCAAATTGCAGAACAAGAACGCAAACGGATTGTGGCTTACTTGCGGACTAACCCCGACCCTATCGTCCGTAATTGGATAAGCGCACAAATTGAAGCTGGCGAACATTTGAAGGAGCAACGCAAATGCAATTGAAATTGAAATGGATAAGCATTGAAGAGGCGCGCCAATTATGGCCAGATCCAGAAGATTTCCAGCTACCTGAAACTGATACCCGGCCCCGCGTAGAAATTGCAGGAGAATATTTGAATACGAAAGAACAGGAGCAACGCAAATGCCAAGACCAATGATTTACCCAATGGGGACGCTGGCAGTTGGCGAAGTCGCCACCATGCCAGCCACCAAGCGCGGCGATGCAAAGCGCACCAGCCGCAACGTGAGCCAATACGGCATCCGACACGGCAAGACGTTTAAATGCCTCACTGTGAACGGCGTCACCTTCATCACAAGGCTAATATGACATGATAGAAGTTACAGACGACATGGTGAAGCGCGCTGCCGCTGCCCTGCTTGCCGCATATCTTCGCAACACGTTTCCCGCATGGGACAAGCGGAACGTAAGAGAGGCGCTCGAAGCGGCGCTAAAGGAAAGCAAATGACCGACAAATACCCTAAAGATTGGAAAGCAAATGAACGATGATGACACACTGCCCGACAGATACACCGAACGCGCAGCCGAAACCTTGGCCTACCGCCTGATGGAGTATCTTGAATTTCTTGGCGTGATAAACGCTGACCATGTAAGCTATCTGCGATACCCACCTATTGACTTGATCGAAGATGCCGAGATGGCGTTGAGGGACGAATAATGCCCATAGTAAAACGGACTAGTCGCACATGGACGCCTGAAATGGATGCAGAGTTGATGAGTTATTATGAGCATGGCCTACGGCCAGCCTACATGGCGGAGCAAATGGGACTGACGATTGCTTCCGTTGAAGGCCGCTACCACAAACTAAAAAGGGCGGCGAAAGCAGACAATAAAAAGCCCCCTGCGGAGTGAGGACGCAGGGGGCTTAAAAGGTCAGTGGAGTTTTACCGACCTTATCAGTATATCATTGCAACCAAATGGTTGTCAATTCTTGCCTAAGTTTGGCATGATGCCCGACTTGGGCAATTCTTCCGCCATGCGGCGCAATTCTGCCTTGCTGTATTTCTTTAGCGCCTCTGGTGCGGCAAAGATATGTTTCTTGTTCAGATACTCTTTCGAGTTGAGGCGGCCAACATCAATCCAGCCGGCTTCCTTCAGCGCGTGTAACAGCGCCGCCTGCGGTATCTTCACACCGGCAGGCACGTTGACTGCCAGCGCGTCACAGATGCGGTGGAACGGCCCCCCGATGACGCCGTCAGAGAACACGCCCGACCGAAGCCGCATCATGTCCACAAGATAGCTTTCCGCTACGCTCATGCCATGCTCGACCATATTCATCTTCCATTCGGTCACTGGCGGCGCAGCGGCAGGGTTGAACGCCGACACGTCGCGCTGATGCAGCCAAGCGGCGCACTTCTCATAGCCGCCATTCTGATACCAGCCCCACAGCGCATTAGCTGCGGTCGGCGTCATACGCGGCGCGCGCGTCCACACGCAGAACCAGCGGCGGTCCTGTGTTGGCAGCGTGATAGGCAGCGGATCGTTCGTATAGGCAACGACCATCAAGCGGTTGACCAACTCATAGGGGTGCATCCCCTTGCGATTGACCGACAGCGTCTCAGGTGGCGCAGCGATGAGCGGCTTCAGCTTGTTAGCCATCGCCCGGCGTTCGCGTGCCTCTGGCTCCTTCAACTCGTTCAGGATGACAACTTCAGCCTCAAGCGCATAACCCCATTGGCTATCCAAGCCGCCGGCCTCAATGACTGACCTGTTGCGCCAATGCTTGCCGCCAAGCGCCCACAGGAACGGCTGAAACATACTGTCCTTACCAGCGCCTTCATCGCCGCCAATCAGGATGGCATGGTTAATCTTGATGTTAGGGTGCTGTATCTTGAACGCCATAGCGTTGAGGATATGGTCTAACTCGACATCATCCGCGACCAGATTGCGGCAATGCTCTAGCCAAGGCTCGACATCATGGTCTGCAATCTTATCGCTACCTGACACATCAGGACGGGCGTTTACCCACCTGTTACCGTAGACCAACCCGTCGCGCGTCACCAGCACGTCATCGCCAGCGGCGAACGTCACAGCCGACAGCGCAGGCGCGCCACGATCCTGCCGGCGCTCGTCAAAATAGATGGACGACTGCACACGCTGCGTCTTTTTGTGTATGGAGCGGCAGTCAACGTGACGGAACAACGCGTTAAAGACGTTGCGGGCTATCTCTTGACGCGTCACCATGTCAAAATAGCAGTCATCGGACTGTATATAGGCGAAACGCTCGAACCACTCGCTTTGTTCCAGCCGTCCTGCTTCTTTTTTCTCGACCTCACGCACGCGCGCTGCGGCCTCATCTGGAAAAGCTTCGGTCGGCGCTATCTTTTCATACATCGACGCCAAACGCTCTGCGATTAACTCGTCACGCAAGCCCGGCGTTACCTTCGGGCCGCCTTCATTGGCTACCCAATCAAGAAAGGTGCGGCTGTCTAGGTCTTGGCAGTGCCCATGATAGCAGCAGAACGAACGGTCGAGCGGCTTGTAGCGCGCCTCAATCATGCCGTCGCTATGCTCTTCATGGTTAGGGCAGACGATAGCGCACCAGCCGTCAGCGTTGACGTGCGACAACACTAGGTTCTGTTCGCCAAGCCATGTTAGGACGTTGTCAAGGCCAGTGTCGCGCAACTGCACCGCTTTATATTCGGCTGTGTCGCCTTCCTCTGGTGTAACGTCCAGCGCCTCGCAGATTTGCCCCAGCGTATACTCACGTTCAGGGTTGAACGAGACTAGCCGCGCTGCAAAGTTATTGCGTCCGCGCTTCAGATTGATGCTTCCGGGGATGCGGCAGTTGCGGACAGCGTTAGTCGCGCCGGGATCAGTGTAGCCAGCATCCGCAATCGCCTTGATGGCAGCGCAGAAGTCGCCCTTCTTTGGCTGATCGCTGAACGCGTAGCCCCACTGGAACGAACCTTCGCTTGTTTCCAATACCCATGTCGGGTCTAGCGGCGGCTCTTTCGACTTAGTGCCGACATCATCCAGCATCATAAACAGCACATACTCGACGTTGCTCGACTTGGCGGACGGCTTGCCGTCTACAAAGCGGTCAACGATAAACGAACCTGTGTTGACATACCATGCCTCGCCTTCTTTCATGCGGGTCTTTTCTGGCAGGAACGCAGGGAAGGTGGCCTTCGGTGCGCCGTCTGCGTGGAATATCATGTTGCCGTCGCTGTCATGCTGCGGCTTCTGCCGCACGACTAAGGCTGTCTCGCCGACATTGTCTGTCGCCAAGCCAGTTATATATTCGATAAACTTAATGCGATCCTCACTCATCGCTTGCTCCTCTATTTGCCGTATCGTTCCATTATTGCCACTTCTGCGTTCAGGGGTAAACCCGACGCCCAAGGTGGCGGCTCACACATAATCTGCACCAGCCGCGCTGCGGCGGCTTCGGCTTCATCCTCTGGCACTTCCAAGACGATTTCATCGTGGATGTGCAAGACTACATCGTCCAGCCGGCGCAAGGCGTAGCGCAGCAAGTCATTAGCGACAGCCTGCGTGATATTCTCACACGCCAGACCGCGCCACAGCCGCGCTCTAGGCCATTCTTTAGCGTCTGCGGCTGGCTTCCATGAAGCCTTGGCATAGGTCAGATTGCCTTCCTCGTCGAAACGGGCGAAAGGATAACATAACACACGTCCAGACGGAAGCGCATACCAAAGATGCAGTCCGTCAAATAAATATGTGATGCGGCCAACAGTGAACTCACGCCCCTTGTTCCGCATGGCGCGCATATAGGTGTCCTCAAGGCCAGACCAGTAAGGCACGGCCCACTTGTTAGCGCGCCGCCATGCGTCCACCATGCGCTTCGCGTCGCTCTCCGACATCAGCAAGCCGTAGATGCGGCCCATGCTGGCGAAGGCCCCTACGCCGCCGGCAAAGCCGCACGCCAACTCTTGAACCTTGCCAATCTGGCGCTGGTCTGTGTTGACATCGCCGTAACCGACATGGAAGGTCGCCATAGCGTTGTGCTTGTAGACATCCTCACCCTTGGCAAAGATGTCCAGCTTGTTAGCGCCAAAGATGCTGTTGGACGCCCACGGAGTCACCCGCGCTTCGATAGCGGCCCAATCGGCAACGACCAGCCGCTTGCCTTTGCCCGCCATCAGCGATGGGCGCAGCATACCCTTCAGGACATCTGTTACGCGACGGCCATGCTCAGGCACAATCTGGTGGCCGCGCACCATAGCCTGCCGCACTAATGCCGGGTCGGCTGCACACTTTCGCGGGAAGTTATGAACCTGAAGCCCAAATGATGAAGCACGGCCAGTAGCACTTCCTCCTGAAAATACGAACGCTCCTCTAACCTTATGATCCTCCTCGTCAGCAAGCGCCGCCGCACGTTGGAACTTAGCAACGGACGATGCCCACAGATCGTCCGCGCACTGGATGACTTCCG